CATCCCCAAACCCGGCATTGAAGGTGATCTCGACCCCGCCGCCGACGCCGGATGGCGAGACGCGCCCAGGCTTGAGCGCGATGCAGTCTCGGCGAACAACCCGCCAGTCACCGGCCTCACCGGTCACCGCATTGCCTTCGCTGTCGAGCCATTCGATCGCCGTGACGGACGTAACCGGCCAGGTGCCGAGTTTGAGCGAGGACGGCAGCACTTCGCCGCGCCACACAAGCCCGCTGCACTCTCCGAGGCGCAGCCCGCAGTACCGCTCCACCATATCCACGGCAGCGTCGCGATAGACCTCGATCAGCCCATCCAACTCTGTCTCGTCAGCCGTAAAGGACAGGTGAGCCTTCATATCGGCGAGCGGCACGATACTGGTGCCATAGGTTGGCGGCAGGGCGAAAGGTGCCAGTTCAAACTGCATCTCGCCCTCGCGTCAGATGGTGATCAGGAATAAGGAAAGCGGGCCAGAGCCGAAGCTCCGGCCCGCCGGTCGCGTCAGACGATCTCGTCGACCGTCGTCGCATCGCTCGCGCTCGCGACATCCTTGCGCGGATCGAGGCCCAGCACGATCGCGCCGGCATCCGAGGTTGCGGTGCCGACCGTGATCGACAACTGGACGTGCGTGAAGCCGTTGTTGATATCGAGCTCGTCGGCAAACAGGTTGATGATCGCCTGCTTGTCGCTGTCGGTGCCCGCCTGAGTGAGCTGGGTGATCGCCTTGCCGGTGATGTCCTTGGCGCCCGCACCGGCCGCCGAGGTCGCCTGCTGGATCTTGGCGTCGAGCGTCGCCGAGGAGCCGAGGGTGCCCGCCTGCACGATCGCCATGATCGCGCCGAACTTGGCCATGTCGACCCAACCAGTGGTGTAAGTGCCCGCCGTGTAAACGTCGGGATCGATGTTGCCGACCACCGCGACGCGGTCGGAGGGCTTGACGTTGGGATTCATGATCGTTCTCCTGAAAGAGAGAGAAGGGGGAAGGGCGGGGGCCGAAGATCAGCCCCCGCTCGATCAGGCGCGCGCCGCCAGGGCAGCGAAGTGCGACTTGGTGTTGCCGCTGCCCGAAGCCGGGGTAACCGGCGCCGAAAGCACCGGCTGCCCGCCGATCCGGAAGATCCAGCGGAAGGCGCGGACGTTGTAGTCGAAGAACAGGTGGATGCTCTCCTGCAGGCTGATGCCGTTGGCCTTGCGGAACGCCTCGTACCCGTTCGGGTTGACGAACTGGAGGTCGCCGACATCGCCCACGGTGGCAGCGTGTTCGGAGAAGACAACCGGCCGACCCAGCAGCACGCCACCGGGCGAGACAGCATAGTTCGGCTGCCAGAGCGGTTGACCGTTCTCGCTTTCCAGAACCATCAGCTCCGGCAGCGTGTCGCTGTTGGCGATCCACACCGCCTGCTGCGGCATCAGCATCCGCGACCACATCTTCGACACGTTCTTCGCGACGATGGTGTCTGCAGCCTGAGAGGTTTCCTTGGCGACGGTCACCAGCGCGGGCGATGCGAGCCAGCCCAGCGGCTTCCCAACGCCGTCGCCGCGCACGAAGCTCTCGACAGCGGTCCAGCGGATCGCGGCCGGGGCCTTGCGGGTCAGATAGTTGGTCAGGCGCGGCGCGTCCTCAAGCAGTTCCTCGCTCGCATTCACAAAGGCATAGACTTCGTTCAGCGGGGTTTCGCGTGGGGTCAGGTCCAGCTTGCTTGCGGTCATCTGATCCGCTTCACTGCGCCAGTAAGCCTGCACGCCGGTGGAGCCCCAAGGCGTGGTCTCGTCACCGAGGCCCTGCACGCGGTTCTTGCTGGTCGGCATCGGCGAGAGCAGGCTCATGATCTCGTCGCTATCGCCGAACACCAGATCGACGATTTCTTCGCGATACTCAGCAGGGACAAGGAAGCTACCCGCCTGGTCGCCCTGCTCGGTGTGGATATTGGTCGGGGCCGAGAGGCGATCGTCCATCCGGAAGTTCGCACCCGCTGCCGGGTTGGCCTGCCGCACCGCCATCGCGAATTCACCGAGCGAGCGGAAACCGTCATTCGACGGGCCCGCATTGCGCGGCTGCGCCGGAACGGTTGCCGCTGGGACGGTCGCCGGGTCGGCACCGATCGCGGCAGTGCGAGCCGCCAGAGCTTCGAGCCGCTCGATGTTGGCGAGCTGGCGGGTCAGCGCCGCATCGTCGGCATCGTGAGCCGCCTGTTCTTCGGCGGTAAGGTCGCGGTTTTCGGACATTGCCGTCTGCAGACGGGCTTCCATGCGCGCACCGGTTTCGCGCGCTTCCTTCTTCAACAGGGCGAGTGCCATGTCTTTCTCCTTGGTTGGCAGGGGCGCGCGCGCCCATGAAAAAAGCCTCGGGGGTCACCACCCCGAGGCCACGATCACCCGATTGGTTACGGGAATTCAGATTTGCGCCAGTTTCTCGCGCAAGGCGGCCTGCTGCCGCATGAGCCCGAGCCGTGCACGCGGCGAGGAATACTTGGCCACCACATCGCGGAGGGTCATCACACCGTCGATCATGCCGCGCTCGGCGGCACGCCGTGCGCTGAAAACTTCGCCGGTCCCGTGAATCGCCGACACTTCCGAAGCTTTGATCCCGCGCCCGCGCGCGATGGCGGCGATGAAGTCCTGTGCCATTTCGTCGACCTCGGCTTGCATCTCGGCACGGTCCTCGTCGGACAGCGGGGCATAGGGATGCGCCGATACTTTCTTCGCGCTGCTGGCGATCAGGGTGGTCTTCATCCCGATCTTCTCTTCGAAGCCAGAATTATCGACGTGCCCGGCGCGCACGCCAACCGAACCGACCTGACCGCTTGGCGTCGCATAATAGGCGCTCGCCTGCGTTGCGATCCAATGCGCGGCGCTGAAAGAATACTTGTCGGCGACCGCAATAACCGGCTTCGACTGCCGCGCCTCAAACACCGCATCGCCCGCTTCTTGCGTTCCCCAGACAAGCCCGCCGGGCGACATGATCTTGAGCACAATGGTGCCGACCCGGTCATCAGCTGCGGCCTCGCGGATCGCTTGGGCAAATGCCTCGGTCGAAGTGCCACCCCAATAGCTACCCGCAGGCGAAAGCGGGCCACTAAGCGGCATGATCAGGGTCGCACCCTCGCGAACCGGATCCGCAGGTTTGGCCGCCGCGCTACCGCTTCCCCCGAGCAGCGTGGCTAGACCCGACGGCAGACGCGCGGCAATCGCCTCGCTCTGGAGCAGTTCGGCGAGTGCCTCGGGCTGCATCGCCCATATCGCTCGTGCCGAGGCGACATCACGCATCGTCATTCTCCATGATGTCGGCAAGCACCATCGCCCGCCCAGTCTGATCTTGGGGCGCAGTGGCACCGCCGGTTGCGCTGTCGGCAGCGCGGTTGCTGTTGAGCGGCTCGCGCGGGTCATCGGCCCACGGCTCAGGGTGGCGCGGAAGGCCGAACCATCCCTCGCGCAGGTCATTGACCGAATGGGTTCCTGCCGTGCGCGCGAGCACCGCGTTGCGGAATTGAGTCGCACTGTCACCGCGCAGCAACCCGTCGAGGTTCATCTTAAACTTCCAGCGAGCCCGCTGGTCGGGCGTCATCAGCCGATTGCGCACCGCCTGCTCGATCCGTCGCGTCCAGGGCCGGATCGAATACTTCACGAAGTCCAGCGCCTCCTGCTCATGGTTGGCCTTGGCACCGCTTTCCTCGCCGACCAGCGACTTCGGAATATGCCAGTAACGGGCCAGCTCGAGCGTACGCTGCTTGATCAGCTCGGCCAGCTGAGAATCGGTGTTGTTCGAAGCGACATCCTTGAACGTGAGGCCCTGCTCGAGCACCGGGATCTTACCGCTGCGCCATCCGGCAATGCTTGCCTTGAGGCGCGCAATCGCTTCATCGGTCAGCTTGTCCTCGGTGGTCAGCAGGCCAGCCAAGCGAGCGCCGTTGGTAAAGAAGTCGCGGCCCTGGCTTTCCAGCGCCAGCGCGAAATCAATCGATCCTTTCGCCATCTTCCAAGGCGTCAGAGGTCGAGCTGTGCTGTCGGCCAGGCCCGAAAACCAGAAAACGTCCTGTGGTCGCAAAACCCGCACCGGGCCCCGCTCGGGCGAGTAACGGATCTCGAAGTCGCGATCTTCCCAATCGACCTCGGTCCGCACCGGGGTCAGCGGCCACATCTCGACGCCACCGAATGACGACGACACCGGCTCAGCAAAGCTCACCCCGGCCAGCGCGGCACG